GCCTAGTGGCTCATTCGTCAATAGCGTGCTTCAGATTATGGAGTTGAATAAAGTCGACCCTAAAGCTTCTGAAGAAGTTATGCGTTTGTTCCTAAGCACATTACCTGAAACTGCATTTGCACAGTCTTTCCAAAAGCGTAAAGAAACTCTTGGCTTTAAGAAGGATGCTATCCGTGCTTTGCGTGAGAAGATGTACCGCACTTCCCATCAGTTAGCCTCTATGCGCTACGCTGCTAAGTTAAATGCAGTTATAGATCAGATGAAAGACTACGCTCGTTCAGTTGGTAAAGGCACAGGTGAGGAAGCACAACGTGACAACCGTGTAATAAACGAGTACGTCAAAGAGTTTGAGAAGCGTGTTAACTACATTAACAACCCAACCGTCAGCAAGTGGGCACAAGTTGCAACCTCTTTCGGTTTCAATATGACCTTGGGCTTCAACGTATCGTCTGCCGTTATTAACTTGACACAGATTCCGTTGATTGTTCTACCTTACTTGGGTGGTATTTACGGTCTAGACAATACTCGTCGTGCGTTACAGCAGGCTTATGGCATCCATTTACGTAGCGGATTTAGTCGTGACGTAGAGATTATCGGTGCTAATGGTCAGAAGGTTAAGCAAAAGTCTATGCCAGCCTTGGATAACTACGACTTTGACGATCCTAAGTTACCGCCTGAAGTACGTCGTCTTAAGACATTGGCACGTATTGCTAGCGAGCAGGGTCAGCTTAACCGTTCACAGTTGTATGACATCCTAGAAGCCGATGACCGCAGTAACCCAATGTCTAAGATAAACGCAGCTTCGGGTTTTGTATTCCACCACGGCGAGCGTATTAACCGTCAGGTTGCTTTGATTGCTACATATAACTTAGAGCTTGACCGCTTGGCTAATCCGAAAGCTAAGTTGGAAGAAGGTGGTACTGCAGGTGATTTGACCCAGCAGCAGAAGGAAGAATACGCAGCCAACCGTGCTATCTACTTAACCGAAATGACTAACGGTGGTATCTCTGCAGCCTCAGCACCACGTATCGCACAAAGTTCTTTAGGTAAGGTTCTCTTCATGTTCAAACGCTACGGCGTTTCGATGTATTACATGTTGTTTAAAACAGCACGTGAAGCGTTGAAGAACGAGGACCCAGAAGTACGTAAAGCAGCGATGAAACAGATTGCAGGTATCTATGGAACTGCCGCTTTGTTTGCTGGTATCCAAGGCTTGCCTTTGTTTGGTATCGCCGCCATGGTCTACAACCTGTTTGCAGATGAAGACGAAGATGATTTTGAGTCTGCAACCCGTGCGTATTTAGGTGAGTTCTGGTACAAGGGTCTATTTAACTACGTAACTAACGTAGAGATTGCAGGTCGTACAGGTCTAAGCGATTTGATTGTCCGTGATGCAGGTAAGCAGGATTCTCAGACTGTTGCCTTAACTATGATGGAGATGTTAGGTGGTCCTGTTTACGGTGTGGCATCTAAGGTAGAGCGTGGCTTGAAGATGATTAGTGAAGGTAACGTTCAGCGTGGTATTGAGAACATCCTACCTACTTCACTAGGCAACGTTATGAAGAGCTTCCGTTACACCACCGAAGGCACTCAGACTCTACGTGGCGATCCGATTACTGGAGAAGTTAACGCATGGAACATCGGTGCGCAGTTGTTTGGTTTTGCCCCTGCCGATTACACCAAACAGCTTGAGATTAACAGCCGCCTCAAAGGTATTGATAAGAAGGTAAACCAAGAAGCGTCTAAGCTTAAGCGTCAATACTACGTTGCTAGCCGAGTTGGTGATACAGATGCCAAGCAGGAAGCTAAAGATAAGTTACTTGAACTTGGTGCAAAGCACAAAGGTTTGGAGATTAACCGTGCAACTATCGGCGACATCCTAGACCGCTCTATGAAGGCACAGGAACGAGCCACGAAGGAAACCGTGAATGGTGTCCGATACAGTTCTAAGATGCGTAAAGAACTGTTAGATATGGCTAAAGAACTCGAGGATTAAAAAAACCCCCACGGTTAGGTGGGGGTTCAAGAGGGTATTGTTCACGTGTCGGAGAACAAGCAACAGGAGAATGTCGCAAAAGTAGTATATTACAAAATTCTCCAAAAGCGCATACCTAATTTTCCTGCTTCAATGCGCTCTGCTGCTTTTAGCTCTATTTTCCTATTTTTTGCAATCGTTTGAACTTGTTTCTTCAGTCTTGATAGATCAATCGCAGGAATAAAAATTGATGAGCCTACAACAAAATTGTCCCAATTTATATTAATAACCACACCATCAGGACATATTTGCCCCTCTATCATCACCTTCAAGGGCTGCCTTGTGTTCTGCGGCTGCGGCGATTTCGGCTTCTCTGTCGTCATCTAAAAATCCTTCACAATTAACCCACAATACATCGGCAGATGGTAGCCCCATGTGTGTGCCTTTACTCATACGCTTCTTGTCAATCTTAGCCTTGGTACGACCACGCTTCAACGAATCAACAAAGCCTTCGTAGTTAATCTGCTGCTTGGTACACCAAGTCTTGAGCGGACCTGGGTATAGGTACAACATCTTAATATCGTATTCGTAACGGGCTATCAGAGATACTCGTGGTGTGGCATCAGGTATTACAAGGTGCTCTAGTTCCCCTGCCTTCATGGTACGTGCATCATCCGTGCTCTTAATACGCAAGACGTTGTTGTAGTTCTCAGCAAGATAGTTAGTCAGAGTGGTTTCGGCATCAACGTCCATGGACTTGACCTGCTCTTGCAAGCTACCTACCACTTGCTTGAGCCACTGCACTACAGGCTTGATGTCGTAGTTTATTAACCCTGCCTGCTTAGCCATCATTAAACCCATGATGCCGTTAGTTGCCAAGACCGAATGGAATCGATCCGCAGGTGCAAAGTTACATGCCTTGTCAATCTTCTGCTGAGTTATCTTGTATAACGTCTTAACGCTTGCAATGTCCTGCATTACATGTTGTAGATAAGGGATGCAAGCATGCCCGTAGTTATTGGCTAGTTGCTCGCTCAATAGGTCTGTTTCTTCCTTCTCTAAACCAAGCACGGGTCTAGCACGGACTTCTAGCAAACGCATAGCCTCGCCTTTAGGAAGTGCCTTGTAGACGGCGATCTTCTCCATCATTGAGGCATTACCTGTGGTTACGGCATTTTGTTTCCATGGTTCGCCACGAGTACGCTCAAGGTTGGAACTGCCTGACATACGGTTTCTCTGTGAGCCTGACGTGTATTGGTACAAGAAGTCGCTACACTCTTTAGCCGTTGAGTTAGTTACCTCGTCACGGAATAAGCATAGGTGTCTTTGTACCTCGGCACGGTTCATGGTACTTGCCATGGTGTCAGATTCTTTAACGACTAGACGACCTGGGTTGCCCCACACACTAGCACCTGCAATCATAGATGTTGTTTTACCAATACCTGACTCGGGACTGAAGATGTGCAAGACTGAACCATGGATGGTTGTGAAGTCTGAGAATATAGAACCGAAACCTACCCCGATAGCAAATTGATGTAACTCCATGCCTGGGCGGTTATAGAACTCCATGGCTTCTTTCCATGTTTCCATAGTACCTTTTGGTGTGAAGGCATCAAACAACTGCGCCGTAGCGGCAGAAGGTGGGTTGTGGTCTACTCGGTCTGCACGAATTTCTTTATCACCAAGAACAAACGCTTGGTGCTTGTCATCAGTCCACCCGAACTGTCTACGTGCTGTATCTGCTGCTGCGTTAAATTGCATGTGGTTTACCCATGTTGTTACATATGACATGATCTCGTCGGGTTTAATAACTGCTACACCCTGTGAGGACAAGTGCTTTCTTAGTTCGTCTTTAGATGTGACTGCTGATAACGGCACAGTGAATTCTTTAACACCGTCTTTTGGTAGGTGTAGTCTTAATACAACAGCCTCGCCCACGTCTGAGTCTTGTAAACGACGTGTAGCGTATAAATCATTGTGATAAATCATTACTTCAATTTCGTCTTCCTCTTTAATGATGCGCTTAAAGATGCCACCATTTTTGCCACGGAAGTATGGGTCAGGATATTTCGGTATTACATAAGTCTGCGTATGACCTTGGTCTACGTCTGCAGGTACGTCTTCAACAATATTATCTTCGTCAGTAGCTTCTTGGACTTCACGACCAAGCACAATCGGGGACTTCAATGAGCCTTTGTGTGGGCATCCATCGCATCCGCCTGGGTTGTATTCTTCAAACTTTGCACAGGTATAAGGTCCGCCTTTGATGCCACGCACCTTGCGGTCAGCAAGCATGGGGCTATACCCAGGGTGTCCACTAGATATTTTCTCAATAGCTTTGTCGGCATCTATACAGAACTTGGCAATAGATAGCCCTGCTCTCCACATCGGTTCCGACATGTCTGCTTGATTTTCAATGACGTACTTAAGCTGATTGCACCCTTCGCCCTTGATGGTCTTGAGCATAATCGTCTTGAAGCGGTTGGTGTAGTTCCCAAGGATAGCCTTGGTTGCTTCGTCCATCTCGCCACGAGGTATGTACGCGGGTCTAGTTAAGGATATCTCACCTATAACATCTTTAACGGTGTCTAGCTCAAGAGGCGGCGCCGCATTCCCGATTAACGCAACGTTTCTGGGCACGTCATTTTTGTAGTTGAGAGTTCCTGGAACTCGTAAAATCCGCACCGAATCTGCCGTAACAACAGGGTCAGCAAACAAATCATGGTCGTCGCACAGACTCTTTAGCTTCTCAGCCAAAGGCATCCATGTTTCACGTGAAACAGGTTCGGTCAAAGCCCAATACGCATGGATACCACCGCCTGAGTTCACTAGGCTCGGCTTAGGTAAACCACTCTTCTTGCAGAACTCTTTTAATCCTATAAGAGCTTCTTGCTGTGTTTCATAAGGCTTGCCTGGGCCGCAGTCAAGGTCGATGTATAACGACCTAAGTTGTTTAACGTTTGCGGTTTTCCTAGACTTGCCATCTTCAAATGTTGCTAATGCGTAGTACGCATCGTATCCGTTGTCCCTCAGCTTCTCGGCATTTAATACCGCATCCTCAAGGCTTTTGTAGAACTTCTGCACTGGTTTGTCGGAATCCTTTTTAAGCCCGACTATGCAGTAGTATCCATCGTCGCCGAGGACTTGCTGTAAAAATTCTATGTTATTCATTAGCCACCCAATTTTATAGATGGGGTACTCACGTCGGTAGTACGCTTTCCCCCAAAACTTCTATTTAAGCATCATCCCATTCGCCAACTAAATCTTCTAGTTTAGGCTCGGCAGTAGGTGCCGCTTTCTTAGGTGCTGCTTTTTTCGGTTCTTCAACCTCTTCCGCTTCAACCTTCTCTACAGGCTCGGCTTCAGCTTTAGGTGCGGCTAGTGCAGGCTTCTTATCCTTAACACCATCCGTTTGTGCAACCGTCATAGTGATAGCATTAACTGCTTCAGGAGCATCTTTAAGACGTTGGATTGTCTCAAATTCTTCCTCACTTACAGGACGCACAGGTTTGAATACCAATTTAGGTGTAGGGCTTGCTGTGTCAAACCGCATCTCAGTAACAACCCCCGTTATGGGTGTACCGTGATTTTTCAGATGACGGGCATAAGCCTGTAGTGGGAGCTTACCTTTCTCACCATCACCAAAGACAGAAGTCGGTGGCAATACGAGTTGGTAAACTTCCTCTTTGTCGACTTCACCATCAACAACAACGGCTAAACGCTGCTGATAACGGCAAGCACGACTATCACCCTGACCACTGCCTTTGATGTTTTGAGGACAATTTAAGCAGGTGGCTGATTGCTTATCTTTGACCTTTTCATCAGGACGTTGGCTGTCGGATGACCAGCAAGTTGGGGTCACGGCTTCGCCTTCTACGTAAGAACCTGCGTAGAAAACTCGTGAAACTTTAGGTGCGGCTTTAATAATCACCACATTCATTGAACGCTCTTCCGATACACGGTACTCCTTACCGCCAATGTATTCACGGAACACGTTACCTTTAATACTGATACGACGTGAACCTAGCGATTCACCGCCAGCAAGTGCGTTTGTTGCATCATCAGATGCAGTTTGTAAATAGGCAGGTAAACCGCCTTTAAATAGAGTCATTTCACTCATGCTAATTCTCCTTAAATATCATCATCAGGGTTAAAATTCAAAGCTAGTTGGGTGTCCTTCGGGTCTACTGCTACCTTCAGGCTACCGTCTGCCTCTTCTTGTATTGCTTGTCCGCCAGTGAGTTTTCGAATGGCTACTTCCACTTCGCTAATCTTGAAACGGTAAACACCGCCAATCTTTAACGATGGGATTAAGTCCTGTCGAATCCATGCACGGACGGTCGATACCGACACTGCGAAGTGTTTTGCAACATCTTCAATCGGCACAAACGACTCATCCACCATTATTTACTCCTTTTTATGGTTACTGAATACTCAGCGTTTGCGTTTAACCCTGGGGGAAGCAGGTCAGGGTTATCCTCTAAAAAAGCCTTCATATTGGTTTGTTGAATCCGCTTCTCCAATAGTTCAGGCACACCATGTTCAAGAATGAACTTGTGCATGGATTCCCAGTCTGACGTTGCATACGTAGTCCTTACGGTTCGGTACACAGTGCCAGCCTCAGTCCGCAAACTCTCGGCTCCGATGTCTTTCATGTGCTGAAGAATAGCAGTCTTCACCGCCTTCATATCAGCCTCAATCTTGGCGATCTTTTCCTCAAGTTCTTGGGATACTTCTGATTTCTTGTCACGCATCTTGATGTAGATACGAGTCAGTTTTTCTAAAGGCACTTCTGCCTGCACTTCTTCTTGTGACATAACATTCTCCTGTTAAAAACGATAACGGCTTGGTATTATTCTCGCTATCGGTACTACTACTATAGTATCAAACTCTACATTAATCAAGTAAATTCTTGTAAAGTTCAACTAATTTTGTATGATCCTCAATACGGTTGTCAAGCATTTTGTATAGGTGTTTCTCCGCATTTGAACCCTGCAGTCTAACAATCGTTACTGGATGCCTCTGTCCTGCTCTATGCGCCCGTGCATTTGCTTGGGCATAAGTTTCTAGGCTTGGGGTCGGTCCCCACCAAATAACCGTATC